TGCCTCACTATTACCAGCATCCAACACAATAGCATTTACAGACGATTTGGTTTGATTAATTAGGTGGACGAATTTTTTGATTTCGTCCTCTTTACCTGCCGCTATTTTAGCGATTAAATCAGGCACAAATAGAACATCAACATTACTATCCTGTACGATGTCACCAATGCAGGTCATGACCGTATCAAATAATCGAATCGAATTATATTTATTCTGCAAATCAGATGTGCCATAGGTTTTTTTATCGGTTAGTTTCGATTTACCTAATTTTAATCTGTGACAGCGTGAATGATGGACTTTGTTGTTATTGCTGATTGTGTAGTATATTGGTTTGCCAAAATTCGTCGATTTTAAATCGTCGTCAATCTCTTTATTCGGTGTAAATTCACCTTTTGTTAAAACGATAAACCGCTGTATGTCTTCTGTATCAGAATAGGGCTGTGATAAATCACCGGCATCTGTTATAGCTACTATCAATGCATCGCCGTATAACGAACTAAA